GTCCCCGAGATAGAAGAAAACATTCCTCTCCCGGCTAACGCTGCCGAAGCTCTGCCGACTCTGACTGCCGAGCAAGAAATAGAGATGCGGGCGAGGACAATTAAGTTGATATCGGATTTAACCGGTACCCCCCTCACCCCTGACGAGGACGACATGAAAGTGGCAAAGGAGATTGCCACCTCTCACTTAAAAGATCCTAAGACACGGATTGATTACAGCAAGTATCCGAACGAAGCGATGGCTTATCTTGCTGGTATGGTCGCGCAGAGTAACTGCGCCATCGTGGAAGACCTTGCAGACCTCAAGCAGTACGTCGTTAATAAGCTCGTTTATGAAGTAGAACACGCCGATAACAGTAAAGTTCGTATCCAAGCCCTTGCCAAACTAGGCGAGATAGACGGGGTTGACGCCTTTAAGAAGCGTAGTGAAGTCACGCATCAGATCAAACCCATCGAAGAGGTGGAAAAAGAGCTGCTTGATGTGCTTGAGAACGTGGAATACGCAGTAATAGAGAGCAAAAATGCCGATTGATTGGAAATTAATGGCGCGTAGCGCTACCGCAGAGGACCGTCTGTCGCATTGCGAGCCGTGCGAGCACAACAAAATGGGGATTTGTAAGCGTTGCGGTTGCATTATTAAGGCAAAAGTCCGGTTTGCGAACCAACGCTGCCCGATTGGGCAGTGGGGAAGAGAGAGTCAGGGGCTTCGTGACCTACTTTCGGACTAAAAATGCAGCAAATTACGCCTGAAAAGCTGTCTACGATTAAATCCGCATTGCCAACAATGTCGGATAAGCAGAAAAGGTACGTGCTAGACCTTTTAAAGCAGTACCAAACGCAGAAAACTCAGGTGTTGGGCAAGGATAACTTCCTCTCCTTTATTAAACACGTGTATCCGGGCTACAAAGTCGGGCCTCATCACGAAAGATTGGGCAAGATTTTCGAGGAAATTGCAGAGGGGAAGAAGAAACGGGTGATCGTGAATATCGCCCCCCGTCACGGTAAGTCAGAGATGATCAGTTACCTCGCTCCGGCGTGGTTCCTTGGCAAATATCCGCATAAAAAGGTAATTATGGCCTCCCATACCGCTGACCTTGCGGTTAATTTCGGTAGAAGAGTGAGAAACCTCGTCGATTCGGACCTTTACCATGACATCTTCCCAAACGTCTCTCTTCAAGCTGACTCGAAATCTGCTTCTCGGTGGGGTACTAACTTTAATGGCGAGTATTTTGCTATTGGTGTTGGGGGTGCTCTCGCTGGTCGTGGTGCCGATTTATTCATTATTGATGATCCTCATTCCGAGCAGGATGCGAAGCAGGGAAGAGCCGATGTATTCGAGCCAGCTTGGGAATGGTTCCAGTCAGGACCCGTACAGCGATTGATGCCGGGTGGCGCGATTATCGTCGTGATGACGAGATGGTCGAAGTCGGACTTGACGGGGAAGATTATTGACCACATGACCCGCGAAGACGGGGCAGATCAGTGGGAGATTGTAGAGTTTCCTGCGATTTTAAACGACAAACCCCTGTGGCCTGACTTTTGGCCTATTGAGGAGCTTCTTGCGAAGAAAGCGTCGATGGATGTGCGGTATTGGCAAGCCCAGTACATGCAGGACCCGACCGCTGAAGAAGGCGCGTTAATAAAAAGAGAGTGGTGGCAGGTGTGGGAGAAGGAGTCCCCGCCGAGTTGCGAGTACATCATAATGAGTCTCGACGCCGCCCAAGAGAAAACCAACCGCTCGGACTATAACGCGCTACTTACGTGGGGCGTCTTTAAAAACGAGAACACTGACAACTACAACATTATCCTGCTCAACGCCGTAAAACAAAGACTCGAATTCCCCGAGCTTAAAGCGATGGTGTTGGAGGAATATAAGGATTGGCAACCTGACTCCTTCATCGTTGAGAAGAAATCGAATGGTGCAGCGTTATATCAGGAGATGCGGAGAATGGGCGTGCCGCTATCAGAGTTCACGCCGGGTAAAGGACAGGATAAGATATCAAGAGTTAACGCAGTTACGGATCTTTTTTCTTCCGGTATAGTTTGGGTTCCTGACCGGCGTTGGGCGTGGGAAGTGGTCGAAGAATGTAATGACTTCCCGAGTGGTACACACGACGACTTGGTAGACGCCACCACTTTAGCACTCCTTCGATTCAGGCAGGGAGGGTTTATCCAACTCCCCTCAGATGAGCCAGAAGATATTAAATGGTTCAAGGGCAAACGTGCAGCGGGATATTACTAGGAGAACTTAAATGGCGGTCGATAAAAGTTTAATGGAAGCCCCGCTCGGGATCGAAGCCCTTGCTGCGGAGGAGCCTGAAATCGAGATTGAGATCGAGGACCCGGAAGAAGTTTCTATCCGTATGGGCGGTCTTGAGATTGAGATTGAAAAGGAAGAACCCCGCGCAGAAGATTTCGACGCCAACCTCGCTGACTTTATGAGCGAGGGCGAACTGCAGATGATCTCGGGCGAGTTGCTTGGGAACTACGAGCAGGACTTAGCGTCACGCAAAGATTGGCTGGATACCTACGTCAAAGGACTGCAAATTTTAGGGATTCGGTACGAAGAGCGTACAGAGCCGTGGCCCGGTGCGTGTGGTGTGTTTCACCCGCTCTTGATGGAGTCGGCGGTTAAGTTTCAGTCTGAGACGATTATGGAGACCTTCCCTGCGGCGGGTCCCGTCAAGACTAAGATTGTGGGTAAAGAGACTCCGGAGAAGAAGGACGCTTCGATTCGTGTCGCAGATGACATGAACTATCAGTTGACCGAGGTGATGAAGGAGTACCGCCCAGAGCACGAGCGGATGCTCTTATCTTTGGCCCTGTCGGGCAATGCCTTCAAGAAAGTTTATTACGACCCAAGCCTTGCTCGTCAGACAGCGGTCTACATCCCAGCCGAAGATATTGTGGTGCCGTACGGGGCGGCGAACTTAGAGACGGCAGAGCGTGTTACGCACCGGATGCGTAAGACAAAGAATGATTTAGCGAAGTTGCAGTACGCAGGGTTTTATCGAGATGTGGATCTTGGTGAGCCGATGCGCGTGATGGACGAGGTAGAGAAGCAAAAGGCAGAGGACCAAGGCTTTAGCACATCGACAGATGATCGGTATCAGTTGCTAGAGATGCATGTAAACCTTGACCTAGACGACTACCCCGACGTTGATGACGATAATAATGAGACCGGCATTGCACTACCTTACGTAGTGACAATTGATAAAGGGACCGGAACGATTCTTGCGATACGTAGGAATTGGCGTGAAGATGACAAACTCAAACAAAAGCGACAACACTTCGTCCATTACGGCTACATCCCCGGTTTTGGATTTTATTACTTCGGACTCATCCACCTCATTGGAGGCCATAGCAAAGCTGCCACGAGCCTTCTTCGACAGCTTGTTGATGCAGGAACGCTTAGCAATTTACCGGGCGGCCTTAAGAGCCGAGGACTCCGAGTTAAAGGCGACGATACTCCGATTGCTCCGGGTGAGTTTAGAGACGTAGACGTACCATCAGGCGCGATCCGCGACAACATCCTGCCGCTCCCGTACAAAGAGCCTTCGCAAACTTTGTCCTTATTGATGGACAAGATCGTGGAAGAGGGCCGCAGGTTTGCTGCGGTGTCTGATCTCAAAGTATCGGATATGTCCTCGCAGGCTCCGGTCGGTACGACACTTGCTATTTTGGAGCGTGTATTAAAGGTAATGTCTGCGGTGCAGGCTCGCATCTATTACGCGATGAAGCAGGAGTTCAAGCTCCTTGCAGGGATCATCCGCGACTACACGCCAGAAGAGTATTCGTACGAGCCAGAAGTCGGTGATCGCTTTGCAAAGAAAGCAGACTACGATGACGTAGATGTTATTCCGGTGAGTGATCCCAATGCGGCAACAATGTCGCAGAAGATCGTGCAGTACCAAGCGGTACTACAGTTATCTCAAACCGCTCCGCAGCTTTACAACTTACCGTACTTGCATCGTCAAATGATTGAAACGTTGGGAGTAAGGAACTCTGACAAGATTGTTCCGTTGCCCGATGATCAAAAGCCAGTCGATCCTGTGACCGAGAATATGTTTGCGATGACGGGTAAACCGTTGAAGGCATTTATCTACCAAGATCACGAAGCGCACATTCAAGTCCATATGGCGTTTGGGCAAGACCCAAAGATGGCTCAGATGATTGGGCAAAACCCGATGGCGCAACAGATCACCGCCTCTTTGCAGGCGCACATTATGGAGCACTTAGCGTTCCAATACCGGCGCGATATCGAGAAGCAGTTGGGTGTCGCGTTGCCTCCGATGCCACAAGACAATACAGAAGAGTACAACCTGCCGCCCGAAATGGAGAACCAAGTCGCTCAAGTTTCGGCAGTGGCTGCACAACGTCTGTTTCAAAAAGATCAAGCCGAAGCACAAGCACAACAAATGGTGCAGCAGATGCAGGATCCTCTTGTACAGATGCAGCAGATGGACTTGCAGATCAAACAAATGCAAGCACAGACCAAGCAGATGCAAGCGCAGATGGAAGCACAGGCAAAGATGGAAGAACTGCGACTCAAAGAGCAGAAGAACGTCATCGACGCCGCAGCCAAAGAAGACGAACTCCGTCTCCGCGAAGCCGAAATCTCTGGGCGTCAGCAGCTTGAAGCCGCTCGTTTGGGAGCAGAAATCGAGAAGCACAAAGCGCAAGAGGCCGGTAAGCAGCAGCTTGAAGGAACGAAACTTGGGTTTGAGATTGCGAAAGCCCGCGAAGATATGGAAAAGAATTCGCCAATGGAGGCGCAACCACGGGAGTAATTTATGGCGTATAGCAACGCTCTTGAATATCTAGACGCAAAACTAGATGAGGAGCGCACATCAATTATTGAAGCTCTAATCCAAGGCAAGTTGGACGAGCTTGAATACAAAAGACTTTGCGGGGCGTTACAGGGTCTTGAACTCGCAAAGAACCACATCAAAGACCTTGCAAAACGCTTGGAGCGCGACGATGAGTAATATTGACGTTGAGAAGACGCAGGAGCAGGCAGCGGAAGCCAAAGCCAAACTCCTACCTGAACCCAAAGGATTCCGAATGCTGTGTGCGGTTCCGCACGTGGAAGAAGAGTTTGAAGGGGGCTTAGTTAAGGCAGATGAGACTAAACGCACTGAGGAGCAGACGACGGTTGTCCTCTTTGTCGTGAAGATGGGCGATCAATGCTACAAGGATACAGACCGGTTCCCCACCGGACCTTGGTGTAAAGAAGGCGACTTCGTGCTTACCCGTCCCTATTCAGGCACCCGCGTGGTCATCCACGGTAGGGAGTTCCGCATTATTAACGACGATACGGTAGAAGCGGTGGTTCAAGACCCCCGTGGAATCCGACGCGCATAAGGAGTAAACAATGGCTGCTGAAAGAGAAGAATTTAAATTCCCCGATGAGTTAGAGGCTGAGCAAAAAGCTGAGCAAACTCAAGAGGATAGCGACGATATTCAAATTGAAATTGAGGATGATACCCCGCCCGAGGACCGAGGCCGAAAGCCCCTCCCGAAGGATATGGTGGAGGAGCTAGATAAGGACGATCTTGAGGAGTATTCCGACAAGGTTAAGAAGCGCCTCGCTCAAATGAAGAAAGTTTGGCACGACGAGCGCCGTGAGAAAGAACGTGCTATGCGCGAGCGGGAGGAGGCTCTTCGATTTGCTCAAATGCGCGAGCAGGAGATTTCAAAACTTAGAGAAGAAGGCGCTAAGAAAGAAGCCGCTTTTGCCAGAGCCGCAGCAAGATACGCTGAAGGTGAACTAACTAGGGCAAAAGAGCTACTAAAACAAGCTTATGAAAGCGGGGATTCTGATCTCATTGTTCAAGCTCAAGAAAAATTAGCCGATGCAAAACAACGGCAAATAGCTACTAATAGATTTAAACCCCCTTTACAAAATCAAAACGAAGGTGTAGAAAAGCCACAACAGGTACAAGCCCAACCAGCCGCTCCCACGCCAAGGACAGATCCAAAAGCCGATGCGTGGCGAGAGAAAAATACTTGGTTTGGAGCAGACGAGGAGATGACCGCCCTCGCACTTGGCCTGCACGAAAAATTGGTCCGAAGCGGCGTAGACCCGAGTACAGACGAGTATTACCGCCAAATCGATAACACGATGAGGAAACGATTCCCCGAAGCGTTTGAAGACGTAGAGGCGGAAGAAGAACCTCAAACGAAGCAGGGTAAGCCTGCTCGCACCAACAAACCAGCTACTGTAGTGGCTCCGGTAACGCGGAACACCGCGCCGCGTCAGGTCCGCCTGACACCGACTCAAGTTGCTATCGCCAAGAAATTGGGTCTTAGCAATGAACAGTACGCACGTGAATTACTCAAACTGGAGACTAACTAATGGCTGAGAACAGATTGGCTCGTGAAGTCGAGAACCGAGAGTCAACGCAACGCAAAATGGCGTGGACCCCGCCGCAAACGCTCCCTGAACCGGAGCCTCAAGAAGGTTGGGTGTTTCGCTGGATTCGGACCAGTATTATGGGGCAAGCAGATCCCACTAATACGTCTGCAAAATTTCGGGAAGGTTGGGAACCTGTGAAGGCTTCTGATCAACCCAAGCTGATGCTACAAGCTGATCCCAACAGTCGTTTTAAAGACAACATTGAGATTGGCGGGTTGTTGCTCTGTAAGGCCCCGCAAGAGTTAATGCAGCAGCGCGATGCTTATTACAACGCGCAAGCAAAGGCTCAAGTGGAGTCGGTGGACAACAGCTTTATGAGGCTGAACGATGAGCGTATGCCGCTTTTTAGCGATAAGAAGACGACGGTCTCGTTCGGCAAAGGCAAATAACTTATTTTGGAGTAACTAATGGCATATCCAACTGTCTCAGCCCCTAATGGGCTTGTGCCGATCAATTTGATCGGTGGGCAGGTGTTTGCCGGTGCGACTCGTAAGCGACGTATTGATTCTGGTGCTAGCAGCATCGGTTTCGGTGACCCGCTTAAATTTGCATCGGACGGCACCGTTGTTGTTACGACCGAGACGACCACTGCTCCGACCACCGGCTTTGCTGGCGTGTTTATGGGCTGCGAGTTTGTTTCGTCCGTAACG